CAGACTGAGATGCTGCGCCAGAAGTCCAGTTTGATGCGTCATTAATGTTTGACCATTGCACCTTGTTGGCATTAGTACCGCTATCTAAACTTGCAGCAACAACAAAGTCACGAACAACAGTTACATACTCTGCTACCGGTGCGCTTGCATCTAAATCAGCAAATAAGGTGCTTGAGCCTAATGTATAGCCTTGAAGTTTATTGACATTGTTTGCTGCAATAATGGTATCGCCAAACTGTGCAAAGTTCCATTTACTTACATTGCTGTAGTTGCCTGATTTAGACACGTTATCCATGCTCAAGTCAGCACTATCTAACTTAAATAGCTTAGTAGCACCACCAGCAAATACGTTTGTTGTAGAGCTAAATTTACCGGCAAAGACGTTATTAAGATTTTCACTTGCAGCAGCAGAGTAGTTTACGGCAGTAGGGAATGGATTATAGCCAAGAGCTGTAGCTACAACATTCTGTGCGACAGATAAGTTTTCAGCAACACCAGCTAAGTCCGGTGTCCACTCTGTAAATTCTATACGTTGAGTTGCCATCTATTATCCTATTCGTATAGTATGTTTATTGAGCCAGCATCAAATGTATTAGTACCGCTTAATGTAGTGATGCGAAGCCTATCTAATGTTCCACCAAGAGTTACTATTCCAGCGCCAAATTCCATTCTATTGGTAATTGGAATGCTAAGAAGTGAAGTGCCTTGCCATATATTTGACCCAAGAGTTGCAAAAACAGCAGCTCCAGACTTTGCCCAAGATGACGAACCGTCAGTATTTCCAAGTTGAAATCCAATAGTTGACGTACTTGCGCCAGCACCAGCACCTTCAATTGCTGACCCAGTTGATGAGTAACCTGATGTCAATATGCTACCACTACCTAGTTGAATTAAATATTGACTTGTTCCATTTGTTGAAACGCTATTAAACATTACAGTTACTCGTTTTACCCAACTAGGTATATCTGTAAAATTAATACTTGTACCACTTGTAGATGCTACGGTTGTTCCTGATATAAGTGGAGCGTATGTAGCAGTAGCAGCATTACCTGTACAAGAGCCAGAAGAACCTGTTACATCACCAGTTACATTACCTGTAACATTACCTGTCACGTTACCAGTTATATTGCCTGTAAATCCACTAGATGCAGATGCAGTAGTAAAGACACCAGTTGATGGTGTAGTAGCACCGACAGAACCATTATGAGCGCCAGTAGAGTTACCTGTTAGGTTTCCTGTCACATTGCCGGTGACGTTACCTGTAATGTTACCAGTTACACCAGCAGTAGCAGTTATTGCACCAGTAGCGGTAGTCGTGCCAGTAACAGATAAGTTACCACCTACAGTAAAGTTGTCACCGTCTGTACCGGCTTGTTGGTCTTTAAGTTGAGCCATCAACTCACGAATAGCGTTATTTATACCAGATGGCGCACAACCCTCGGCAATGTCTATGCCACCAATATCTGTGTTATTGGATGGCGTTGCACTATACTCACTTATCTTATTCTTAGCCATGATTTATCCTAGTTATATTATTAAGAAGCCCACGGTAAAGGTGGTGTAATTACTGAAGGATTAACTAAAGCATCTACCTGTCCTGTCACAGAAGCCTCTGCTGAATCTTTATCTACACCGTTTTCCCATACCCAGCCTAATACTTGTTCTTCAGTTAGGTCAGCGTAAGGAGTGTATGCACCACCTTCTTCAGGTTGTGGGAATGATACTGAGCCATATGTAGATGCTGAGTATTCGCCATCCACACCTGTCAATCTCCATCCAGCAGATAAGACTACCTCTACGTGACCATTAATCTCTTGTGTTGCTGCTTGTAGCCAATCTATTGACCATGTTGTAGTTGTCATTATATTTCCTTATGCTGGAGCAATTGTAGTAACTGTACCTGATGAACCTCTGAATTTTAATGCGCCACCTTCTACATAAAGCTGACCCATACCTGCTGGACTTGTTGTAGGTGCTGTAGCATTGGCTAAACCTAGTACTTTTGCAGCAGATGTACCAAATGTAGATACCCCAATCCCTACGTTACCACTTGTTTTTGCAAGAAGTACATCTGGAGCGCCAGAGGTTTTATTAGATGTTTCAATCATTGACCTCCATCCAACATCAGGACTGTAAGCACAAATTTGAATTGTACTTGTTGATGGAGTAGCAGGAGAAGGAAGTAATGAAAAATTTGCATTATAACTATCTACTTGTGTCCCTGCTAAAATTTCTTGAACAGATGCAGCAGAAGGAGCAACTCTAAATTTATTAGATACATCTAATTTAGCTAAAGGATTACTAGTACCTACACCTACGTTACCACTAGCATCAATACGCATACGTTCTGTATTATTAGTAGCAAAATTTAAGAATGCATTTGCTTGATTATTTATAGAAGCATCACCAGTAGTATTAAATTGACCTAAAATAATAGGTTGAGCTGCTCCTGTATAGTTATGTCTAATTAAACCTGTACCAACAACATCTAATTTTGCTGAAGCATTAGGACTATTAGTACCAATACCTACGCTGCCGCCACTTGGGTTTAAATTTATATTATATGTTGTTGAAACTGCATCATTTCTTTGTGACTGAATCCAAGTATCTCCATTTGATGATACTCCAGCATACAAACCATATGAACCAGCAACTCCTGTTAATGCAAGCGCACCTGATGCTGAACCTAAAGTTGGACTTGCAACATTAGCCCCTTGCACTTGTAATTTAACAGCAGGATTAGTAGCACCTACACCTACGTTACCACTAGAATTAACTCGTATAGCCTCCACACCATTAGTAGCAACAGCCACGGTGTCAGCAGCAGGGAAGAATATACCAGTATTAGGGTCACCAGTTGTACCTAGTGTAGGGAGAGCAGCTGTACCAGCACTCACATCTACCACACCACCAGTTATGTTTACTGCATTACTATCTTGAAAGGCAAGTGTACCTAAGTCACCATTGGTTGGAACTTGGTTAGGTTTGTTTCCGACTAAACTTGGCATTATTTATCTCCTGCCCATATTCTGACTGGTTGCGTTGGGTATACTACATACTCATCTAATTCTACTTCACCCTCATGTCTTACGTTAACGTGCCAACCTTCTAAGTCAACCAAGATGGGATTGCCCTCTGAATCAGTTAGACCTGTAGGCTTGTAGATAACCCCAATGATGTCAATGTTGTCAAAGTTCGCTACATCATAGCCCTCGTTAGCCTCTATGCCAAACTCCTCGTTAGCTTCCACGACACCTTCTTTACGGTATAGGATAGACTTGGCTTGTGCTTCATCTGTAAATTTTAAGTGATAGTCCATGATGTTCCTTATACTGTAGTTAAACCTTGAAGCTCGGCATTTGTTAAGCGTTTAGGATAGTAAGCAATTTTTTTATGCCATAATTGTCTTCCAGCTTCATCTCCTGAACTAAGGAGAAATTGGGTAAGAATTGGAATTTCCCCTGATGAAACTGTTGCTACAGTCCCTGCATTAGTAGACATTGCCAAATCTTTTGATTTATATACATAAGCATTTTTTAAAGATGTATTAGCAGTAGTAATAATGTTAACTGTAGTGCCTTGAGCAGAACCTCCTCTAACAACTCCTACATAAGTAGCTGCTGATGTAATATATAAACTAATACGATTATTATTTGCACCATCATTCATGCGCCACACTCCGGGGAATGTACCTGAAGGAACAGTTTGTGCATTAAATGTTTCCGTATAAACAGTTCCCTCATCAGCCCTATACCAGCTACTAAAGTTAGTGCCAGTTAGACTAGCCGCATCAGGGCTACGAGTGACTTGAGAAGCCACGGTGGGGATGTAGGATGTAGCAAATGCCCCAGCTTCTAGTTGAGCACCCCAGATGAATATACCAGCAGTTGTGTCAGTTTGTACCCTTATTACTACGCCTGTATTTCCAACTGCAGAAGTAAAAGTGATAGGGATTCTAAACCATCCATTACCAACAGCTTGTCCTGTAGAAATTACTGTATTAACAGCAACTGTAGTACCAGTTCCACCAGTTGTAGTATAAGACATTCTTATTGATGTACCTACATACGCTTTAGCATAAATACTATAAGTATAAGCAGTACTTGCAGATATACTAATAGTTTGTTGCATGCCGTTATTATCAGGACTGCTTAAGTAGTCTGCAGATAAAGTGCCATCAGGAGCAATAGTACTATTAGTAGTTACTGTTTTTGTACCAAATGCGTTCCAAGCAGCATTACTAAAGTCTTCACTATAAGTAAGCAAATTAACCCTCTGCTCCTCAATCAACAACCCTAAACTCTCGCCAGTAGTTGGGTTATGGTCAAACCTAGCCACACCGCTTGCTGCTGTTTGTAGGGCTGGGATGTAGTTTGTGATGGCTGCTGTGGTGGTTGGCGTGTAGGCTGTGACGCTTGAGCGTCTTTCTAGTTGAGCACCCCAAACAAAAAACCCATCCGTTGAGTTAGCGCCAGCAAATGTTGAAGTATTGTCTGCAGGAGCTGCATAAATTCCCCAACCAGCATTGGCACTTGCAGAAGTACAAGTAAAACTAAGTCTGTACCATCCATTCCCAGCATTAACTATTAAAATGTTAGACGGTGAGCCAAAAGCTGTACCTTGTGCTCCTGTGCTTAAGTTTATATAGACTCCGTTAGTTTGTATATCAGTTAGCAAACACCATGTAATTTCTCCAGCTTTAACATAAACAGACAAAGTACAAACCGTGCCTACAGGACTTATGGTTTCACGAATTGCATAATGCTGTGCGTTGCTTGTATTAACAGAAATCTTTTCTGCTGTAGATGTACCATCTGGTGCAACAGAGGAATTAGATGTAATAGTTGCTGCATTTTTAGCCCAATATGCATTATCAAATTCTTGGCTGTACAATACCAAATTCTCTTCAGCCTTAGCCGTAGTCCTGCCATCATAGAACGTAGCCGTACTAGCACGTGTAAACGTGATGCGAGGGTCTAGTTGCTTAGTGTTAGCGAAGTCTAGTAGTAGGGAGGGTCTAACTGAGTGTCTAACTGGCTCAGATGAAAACTCTAGTTTGTCTGTGTTTAGGTTGGTAAAGTTAGCGTCAACTTCCGCAAATGTTAGCGTTGAACCTTTCCCTGCCCTTGTTACAATTGTTGACATAATTTATCCTTGTCTTAACCATGTATTAGATGATGTTGATTTTTCATTCCAAATATTTGTGCTTACCACAATATCACCCCAAGTATTAGTACCTACATCAACATCAGTCCAGTTATCACCTACTGAAATGCCATTAGCAGTTACAGTTGAAATTGCTATGATGCTTGGATAGTTCTGTGCAATATAGTTAGCGTAAGCATTAACATCAGCAATCGCTGTAATTACACCCAAACCTTCATAAGTTGCAATAGGCAATGCCGTAACATCAGCAGTAGCCTCAATAATCTCTTGTATCGTTCTAATGCGTACTGCATCTGCGTTTACAAGTGGTTGGTTATCGTAAGCGTAACCATCAACCCAATAGCCAGAAGTAACATAATCAGCAGTTGGATTAATGTCAGCAATACCAAACTGCACCCTAGAAGCAAAAGCATTAACTAATGATGGGCTTACAATATTGGCACTACCAAATGCACTAACAATTGCATTTGTAACTAATGTACTTACCGCATCAATATTTGCAACAGCAAATGCTGAAACAAGTGGGTCTACAACTACAACACTTAATGCATCAATAACAGCATTGCCAAGCCTATACCTTACAGGAGTAACAATTACACTACTTGATGCATCAATATTACCGCCAGAAAATGTGTACCTGACAGGGTTAACTTCAAAAATACTTGTAGCTTCAATATTACTGTTAGCAAACGTAAATCTATTAGGGTTAACAAGAAACTCACTTGTTGATGTTACAGTCGCTTGTGCAGTTAAATAATAACCTGCAAGAGCTCTTACCGATGGCAACCCTTCTGATGAATAACCATTAGCCCAATATCCTGACAGAACATAATCAGAAATTGGATTAATATCACCAGAGCCATAAAGTATCGCCATATATTAAGCTAATGATACTGTTAAATTCCCTGTTGAAATCTGGAATATATCGCCAGATGTAATGGTCTTGCTTACAGTCAATGGTGTAAAGTAAAGCAAGTTACCACCAGTTGCTGCATCGTACACACCGATGTCAGTAATCGTTCCCCAGCTACCTGTTGCAGTTGGGAATACCACGTTAGCACTATTTGCTGTAGCACCGCTTGATGGCGCTGATAGCGTTACAGCCTGACGTGCATAAGAACCGCCAGAAACCTCTGTAATAGAGCCACCAGCAGTAATTGTTGTTGTTGATAGTGCTACGTATACAGCAGCAGGTGATGTGTATGCCGTGTTACGCAAGGTTGCATTGATTATTGCGTTTTGTAGGTATGTTGAATATTCTGAAGCCATAATATTTCCTTTATCTTGTTGCTATTGAGATTGAAATTGGTGACCCAGCATACTCACCTTGGTCATCTGATACTGTTAATGCACTTACACCACGGTCATACAATGTAGCCCAAGTCTGTAACCTTGCATCGTTCATTAGGTAAGGTTCTGCCTCACCCAAAGCACCGTAAAGTAACAAGTCAGGACAGATAGCCATAAATGCGTTAGATGGTACTGTGCTACTCATGAATACCGGTGCAGCGTAGTATAAAAGGTTAAGCGTATAGTTGCTGTCTGGTATTGGTGATAGTTGAAACTCTTGTGCTAGTACCGTGTACTGTGCTGGTAGACCGGTGTCAGTAGTGCGAGAGTTACGGAATAAATTGCTAGGTGACTGGTACTCTAATGTTGCTGCTGGGTTGGTTGCTATGTGTAGGTCACGCATCTGCAAGAAGTCTGATGGTAACTCTACTGTTGGGTCACCTGCTACTGCCGTGGTCGTTACTACCTTTAGCATTTGACGTAGACGCAACTCTCTGCGTAGTCGTGTTTCAGCAAGCCTAATAAAGTCAGGAATCATTGCCGTTAAGTCGCTACGTGCTAAGTAATTGGCAATCGTAGTCTGCAAATCTTGATAGTTGGTGAATGCCATTATATGCGCCCTGCCCTTGTTCTAAATGCCCTGTTATCAGGGTTGTTTAACCATTCGTTAAATCGTTTCTTGTCTATTACTGCAAAGCCACGTGTTATGCCTTGCTTTTCTAATTCTGAGAACACAGTAAGCGGTATGGATGCTACCTTATTACTAAAGGCATCGTTTCCCCATGTCTTACGTTCATCTTGTGCAGCGTACTCACGCTTGTTCATTTCTAGTATGCCGGTAATGTCTTGGCTTTTAAGTATGACTAGCTCGTCACCGTTGTCTATAAATGATGTATTGGTAATGCCGTTTGATAGTGTATGACTCATAAAACCCCATAATGGGGGAGAGTTTCCCCTCCCCACATATCTAGCTAACTATTAAGTTAAGTCAGAGATGATACCGTGAGCTGCTTGGTTGCGAACTTCCAAGGTGTACTCAACTAGCAACTGAGTTAAATCAGCATCGCCAGTTTTAGCAAGCTCATTAGTTTGGAATGGGCGTAGGTAAGCTACGGCTGCCATCTCAGGGTCTAATAAGAATGCTGTGTCATCATTGTCA